TTACTCGTTTTCATAACTGACGGTTGCGGTGAGCATGTAGCCCGCCCCGCGCACGGTCCGGATCAGCTTGGGATCGCGCCCCTTGTCCCCCAGGCGATGACGCAGGCGGCTGACCGCCACATCCACCACACGGTCCAACGGATCCGCCTCCCGCCCACGGGTTACGCCGGCAATGGTGTCCCGGTCAAGGATGCTGTTGGCGTGATCCACGAACAGCTTGAGCAGCGCGAAATCGGCCCCTGACAAGGCAATCCGCTCGCCGTGCTGGTCGTTGAGCTCGTGGGTCTGGCAATCCAGCCGCCACTGGCCAAAACGCACGTAACGCCGGAAGCCCTGCTGGCTGAGCTGGGAGCGCCGCAACAGGGCCTTGATCCGCGCCTGCAGTTCGCGCGCGCTGAAGGGTTTGGCGATGTAGTCGTCGGCGCCCAGCTCCAGGCCGATCACCTTGTCCGCCTCATCGGAGCTGGCGGTGAGCATGATGATGGGCAGCGCGAAGTGATCGCGCACCCAGCGGCACAGCGTGAACCCGTCGTCGCCGGGCAGCATGATGTCGAGGATCAGCACATCCGGCAGGCACTCATCCATCGCCGCACGCATGGCATCGCCGTCGGCCGCCATACGCACGTGATAGCCCGCCTTGCCAAGAAAGGTCTGCAGGAGTTCGCAGATGTCTTCGTCGTCGTCGACGACCAGAACCGAGTGGGTGACTGCTGTCATCGGGAAAAGCCAATCGTGTCGTTTCTTTTTGTGGGGATCACGGTATCCGGAACCGAATCCGAACGCAGTCCAACACTATGTCCGTTCAGGTTCGACCTGTCCAGACAGCAGACTGACTTGAAAAACGGGAAGGCTGAAGTGAGGGCCGCAGAAACAACAAAGCCCGGACCTTTCGGCTCCGGGCTTTGTTGTCGAATGATTTGGTCGGGACGGCAGGATTTGAACCTGATTTTTAGGGATGGCTCGACATACAGAGCCATGAAAATCAGCACTTTAGTGTCGTAGCGTGTCGTCGAATTGATACGTTTGGGACAAAAATTGGGACACAGGGGGAAATGCAGTGCTAGTCAAAACCAATGAACTGGTAGGGTTGCCGCTGGATTGGGCGGTGGCTCAGATTGACCCGACGTGTAATGGCTTGGAGTGGAAGGCAAAAGCTGAAAGTCGGATTTTTGTAGGCTTCGCCATGATAGATGGGGTGATGCAGCCTTGCGCCTATTTATCTAACGGCTCCTGTCTGTCAGAGAAACTAGGAATGCGCCGGAATGGCGTTCAAGAATATTCCCCCTCCACAAACTGGAGCCAGTGCGGTCCGCTGATCTTTGACGAGATGGTGTGCATAGAGCATTTCAGACCGGAATGGGGAGATTATTTTGCTGTAGCGTGGACACAAGACTGCAGGGTGCCGCGCAAGCTGGAAGGCGCCACTCCTCTAATCGCAGTATGCCGGGCCGTTGTAGCTGCCAAGCTTGGCGATGAAGTGGAGATCCCTGACGAGCTGGTTAACCAGCCCGCCTGACCCCTACCATGTCAAGGTAGGTGCGTAACAGCGTAAGGCATTGATAAGAAAGGGGTAGACAGGAAATACGAGCGCAATAAACGCAATAGGCGCAGACTAGCGCAATCAACGACTTGCATGCTGTATATCTGGAACGGGTGTAGCGAGGGATTCGAACCCTACACCGCCGCCGGACACCGACGGACAGGCCCGGAATGACGGGCCTTCCGGTTATACTGGCAGGACTGGAACGGACGCGCGCGGGCGGGATTCTGCCCCAATTTTGCCCCAAAACGTCGGCCTATGAGATTGGGATTCCAGCCAGGTCCGCCATCGCTCCGCTGAGGTTAGATATCTCGGTGGCAGTAAGCGCGCGGTTGACCTGCACCCACCCATAGAACCGGAAGTTTGCAAACCCCTCGTAACTCGAACCGTCCAGCTCTTTCGACCCGAGAGATGGGCTGACAGACGAAGTTTCTAGCGTTGCTGTACCGCTGGTGCTCTGGGGATCTTCAGCGCCGTCGAGGTAAAGAGCGGCGGTATCGAGCGTCGACCCAGAGGTCACTGCGCCGATGACATGTGGGTCACCATCGACAAAGTCGGTCGACCCGACAGCAGCGCTTCCCTGGATCTCCAGCCGGACAGCGCCATTGCCACTATCATGTCGGATACGCCAAGACTGGCGATCCGAAATATTGCTGTCACCGACAGCGAGGTAATAGACCGTGGATCCCTGGGCGTCCAACGGAGTAAGCGCCATAAACGTGGAGCGCGCGCCATTGCCTGTTTGAATGGTACCAGCAGGAAACGACATTCGATCGTTTGAGCCATCGAAAAGGAGCCAATGGTAGGTGCCGTCCGTTTTATAGAGCGGTCGGCGAGCTGATTCGGAGATCGTCAAGTTATTACCATTGCCACTTTTGTCGTCCACCCGTGCTACAGGATCCCCATCGGAGGAAACGGCCAGGGTTCCCGCTTCATCCTGCCATAGAGTGCTCAAGTCCGACGGGTCATACCAGCCCCCGGTTTCCGAATTGGCAAACAGGTCTGCTATAGAGAACTCCCCGGCCGTGATTTGAATTTCCTCGCTAACCACTTCCGTCGACGATCCAATGTATGCCGAAACCCGGTAGTAATAGGTCTCGCCCTCCATAACGCCGCCATCATCGTATAGCTCGACATTCGGCCCAATCTCATCGTATGGGGCCGGGAGAGATTCCGCGTCCATGGGCGAGGTTGATCTATAAATTCGGTGTCCATCTTCGCCGAAATTGTTGTCGGTCCAGGTCAGTCGGATTCCCATTGTGGCCTCAAGTATTAATGGCTGACAAATTGGTGGGCGCCGTGAACGGCTTGTATTGGGCGATAAGCTGAGTTGGTGCAACCAGCAGATCGATCGTCCATGTTGCTGGTTGCCAGGAATCGTAACCATCGCGGACTGCATAGATTCGGAAAGTCACCCTGACAGTACCAGCCGGCGCGGGAGTCGATGAATCCAGGGCAATGAACGAAGAAACTGAACCGACGTCTTCCGATATGAAGCTCTCATCCATGCTGCCATCAGTGAGCTCAGCGTCGGCCTCTACTCGGTATGTGACGTTGGCCTCCGGACCAATATCGCCAAACGTGTGATCAAACACCGTACCGCTGGTTTGCTGTGTCCGATCCCGGTGCGTCCAGGTCAGTTCAACAGCGCCGTTCGGGCTGTAAATCGCAGGATAGCTCAGCCCGTCTATTCTGAAGTCACCGGGCGGATACGGCCGGATCGCCCGGGAATCCATCGATACTGAGTCTATGGGTGCGTCCAAAGAGGAGAGCAAGGCACCCCCAGTGGCGGTCAGCATCTTGGCTTCTACACTTTCAGACGCAGCATATTCGATTTCGTCGGAGCCAAAGAAATCCCCCCAGAAGACCATAGCTTCTGGAGACGATCCGCCAGAGTGTAAAGCTGGCACCGTGTCGAGGACTCCCCGACCTACGGTGATCTCGTAGCCTGAGGAGGTGCTTTCAACGCTATCAACGCGCACAAGCTCGTCACCAATACTGGCGATACTCCCCTCTTCCACCTCATCGAGATCCTTATGGTCAATGAGAGAGAACGCCGTGTCGGTCGGGCCGATGTCATCGACGATATATCCGAACGGGCTGAAATCGAGAGTGTCCTGCTCTTGGTAGCCCGCACCGGAATCGGTGAACAGCAGCGCATTTATCTCGTTGCTTTGCCGTCCAGCAGCAGCCAGGGTGAATCCGGCATCCGGACTTTCCGCCAGCAAGGCATCCGCGGCAGCCTGGCCCTGGTCAACGACCAACTCATAGTATGGAAGCTCTTCAAAGATGCGGGGTTGGGCGGGTTCAGGCTCATTAGCTGCAGGATCAACCCACAGATCATCCTCTGGCGGCGACACAATGGCGGTGTCGGGAGTAGCGAAAACATCCTCTACCGCAGTGATCCTGACGGCGTTATCTCGACCATCCCCGAACTGGATACTCTGAACCCGCATGATTACAGAATCGATGTCCAGGTCTGGCCAATCCAGAATGAACGGCTCACCGATATTCAGGTCAGCCGCAATTCTGGTGGCTTCTATGTCGCATGACAGGAGGTCGGACGACAGAGATTTCAGATCCCGGAGAGCAATTCGAGACGCCAGGCCCTGGTTAGTGAACCCGCCATAGTCCAAGGTGGTGGATACGACCGCCCCCTGCATTTGAATCAGAGCTTGGTCCTGAGCTGTTACGCTCGAGGTTTCGCCAGTCGTATGATCCCAGAAATTGACGGTTACCGAATTGGTGAGTTCACCGATGGCTGGCCGGGAAGCGTTGGTTATCTGGGTAACACAGGATTCGTCGAGCACCAACAAATCCGATTCGGAATAGTCGTCGCGAACCAGCTTTAGATGAAATGTCCCGGTCTTCCGGTCAACATAGAGGCTGCCATCAATGTGGCGCAAAACCTCGGAAATGAAGTCCTGAATCTCGGACTCCCGACTCCACATCAAACTCATCCCCATCGACTCGTTGTATAGCCCGTCGGCCGCGGTAATGAATGATGCATCGTTGATGTCGGCATCCTGGTACCCCAGTCCCCAATCAGGGTCGGTCAGGCACTCGCGGATTATGTGGGCGGGATTCATATCAATCTGACCAGAGATGATCCCGCGAAGCGAATCGAGAAGGCTATCCGGGTCAGATCCGTCAAGAACAGGGACGCCGTCTTGCGGCGTGTTGTCCATGTACTCGGTGTACGTGATATCGGTGAGATCGATGTTGAACGCAAAGGCGTTCACGTTGGCAACTGAGAACAATATGTCGGCGCCATCCTGGGCGATAACGGCCTCTTCCCCCTCAGTTCCGTCTCGGTATGGCTCGCCGTCCGTTAGAAACAGAACTGTTCGGCGCGCCGTTGATGACGCGCCACCGAAAAAATCAGGGGCGTTCTCTACGCCGAGCTCAAAATCCGTCTTCGCAACAATGGTATTCAGGCTATCCACAAAGTTTTTCAGAAGCTGAATGCCTGATGAGTCAACCGAGCGACGAAGCATTGTTGACTTCGAACCGTCCCAGCCCACGATCATGATGTCGATCGACGCATAGGAAACAAACTGATTAAGATAATCGAGGAGCCGGTTTATGGCTGTCTTGGCATTATCGAGACGAGTCGTTGATCCGCTGACCACATCATTCATTGAGTCCGACGTATCGAGCGCGATGTAGATGGCATGGTTGCCGGTCAACGCGCCGATGGGCGCCTTTTCGTCATACCACTGGGCGATTCCGTTCTGTCTTGTATGGACCCGCTGTGCCCTGAAAGCCCACTTCTTGAGGTACGGGTTGTTCCCCAAATAACACTGTCGCAGAACCATGCCGACAACACCACGGTACCCGGGCAAGTCATATCCGGTGATCGACTCCAGGTAGTCGTTCGGCAGCTGGTCGGAGGCTCCCTGCTCGAAATCGATATTGCCACTGATACCGCCCTCTCGCGTACCTCCACCAAAAAGCTCAGGCTTGTCGACACTGATTCGACCGCCGGTTGAAACTCCCTCCCAGGCCTTCCTGTCATCCACCAGGATGCGGCGAACCAAATCGATCGGGCCGTAGCACAGGATCATGTGCACACCCAGGTAATACTTGTAGCCGACCGTCGTCTTCTTACTGCTGCCGCCCACGGGCTACCTCCACTACCTGCAGGGCCATCGCGTCCCCGGTGCGCTCGAACTCCGATGCCGGCAGGCCCTCGCGCAAGAACTTGTCCCAGTCCATATCGTGGCGCCGGAAGAACGCCCGGGTGCCGCGACTGCACATCTTGGCCGCGCGGATGTCGCGCATGGTCACCGTCAACTCGCTCACTTCTTACCGCCCTTCTTCTTGATGGCTACGGTCCGGAGGTCTCCATACCAGACGACGTTGGCGCTCTCGATGTCGCGGGTACCGAAGAGAACCGGGATTTCCTTTCCCTCTTCCGCCGTGGGTGCGCTGATGTCGTCCAGGCCAGAGGCAGATGCCTGGGAGTCAGCGCCAGGCGCGAGGAAGTAGGTTGCCGCCAGAGAGACGACCAGCAGTGCAATGACAGGCCACATAGCAAAGTCCTATACGATGGATGAACCGCCGAACGGGTTTTTACCGGGAATCCAGGGGAAGCCCCCGAAGTTGTTGAGGTTGTCGAACTTGTTCAGGCAGATGGCGCGGGTGTGGTCACAGCCCGGGTAGATGGTGATTGCTATCTCTCCGCTACTATCCGCCAGCGCGTTGGCCAATACCTTGGACGGGCGAATCAGGGTGAGAGCCGACCCGGCGTGCGCCGTAGCGAAGTAAAGCAGGCCCTCGGCCGTCTCGATCATGCCGCCAGCGAAATACCCGTCGGCAAATGCCGAAGCCTCGGGCACCGTCGCGGTCAGGCCCGCAAGCGAGGTCAGCGTGGCGGGCACTGCCCAGTCCGCTTTGTCGAGCCGGCAGCCTCGGCCGTACAGCGCATGCCGGCACGTCTTCTGGTATCGGGCCGTGAGCCCCGACCGGCGCATGGATGCGGACAGGGGCTCGCACTCCATGGACACGCTGTCTTCGGAAGGCTCGGTACCGGCAACTCGCCCCTTCCACCAGGTTATGAACTCGCCATCCGAGTCACCGAAGTGACCGCGGAAGATGGTCACCGACGTGACCTGTTCCGGGGAGTAGCCGAGAAACGTGGCGGCGAACTCGTTATCCCGGGGAAACTCCAGCGTCAGCGTCCCCTTATTGATGTCCTCGGTCTGCTCCACGTTGCCTGGGGTGATCGCGGCCGGCGCCCATGTCTCGCCCATCGCCGTGACCTCCCGGTCGACGTAGGTGTATCGCCACTGCTGGGTGCCGCGGACGAAAAGGAACAGCAGGAACGGGTCACCGTCCTGCACGGATTGGTCTTGGGCGGTATAGGTCACGGTATCTCGACTTCGATGCAGGGAACGGACAGGGTCACGCCGGCGGCGGCCTGGTGATTCATCTCGAACGTGTCGGAGTTAAATCGGGCACAGCGAAGGAAGCTGATTCGGTCGGTGTCTACCAGGAGCTGATTCGTGCCCAGGGCGGAATCAATGGTCAGGTCCAGGGTGGCGCGGCCGTTAATGGTCGGGCCGACGGCCAGGCCAGAGACCTGCCGGTAGTACCGGGTTCCGCCGGTGGCTTTGATCTCGATATCGAACGCAGAGGATCTGCCGACGCCGGTGATTCCCGGCAACGCATAGACGCGCACCGTGGTATCCAGACTGCCGATGTCCGCCGCCAGTTCCAGGTCCTTGCCCCAGCTCGACATCCAGAAAACCTTCTGCCGGCCCCGGCGACTGTGGAGCCACTGGCGAAGGGCCCAGGCGCCCGGCCGGGTGAACTCATGCCAACGCATGCGGAAAGCGTTGTCGGGACTCACCCGCTGCCGGATGTACCGGGGGATGCCGACGTCGTTATCAAAATCCGACAATGGCCAGGCCGTGCTTTCCGAGAAGCTGCCGGAAGCAATCACCGGGCACGTCGGCAGCACGTCATGACCGCGGTACTGATCGAAGGCGGTGTCTGCCAGGTCGCGGTTCTCGTAGACATTCATGTCCACCGAGGCACGGATAATTCCGCCAGCCTGGCGCTCCGCCGACAAGCCCTCTGGACACAGAGCGGCGCGCAGCGGAACAACCCGGGGCTGGCCGTAGTTTCCATCGACCTGATCGACTGTGATCTCGGTGTCGGTGAGCGACGTCACCGTAGCCGACTCGAACTGGTAAACGCCCTGCCAGATCATGACCTGGTCGTCCGCCAGCAGGTCGATGGTGGTGGTATCCATGGCAATAACCACCGAGGTGCCGGCGGAAATGGCCGCGGGCCTTGTGCTCTGAGGCCAGTCCGGTACCAGGAAAGATTCCGCCTCGCGCATCATCGCCCGGGCCGCCGCGTACTCCTGATCGTTCATCAGGTGATCCAGGCTGAACTCGCGCCGCGGCGCGGTGCGCAGCGCGATACGCTGTTCCCCAGCCTTGGCGCGGAAGACATCGGTGTTCCAGCGCAGGGTCTCGGCAACCTCGTCACGGGGTTTGAAAGGCCAGATCTGCATGCTATCGATTCGACAGGGTCTTGATGGTGCGCTGATTGCGCTTAACCACGTTCATGATCTCCTGCTCACCGGCAGATGACCCCATGAACTCCCGGATCTCGTCCGGATCAGTGGTGTTGAGGATGCGAAGCCGAACGCCGCCACCGTTGGCGCCGTCATTGGTTTGCATCCCCTGCTGGACACGCTCCAAAGTGTCGTCCAGCTTGGCACTGGTTTTTGCGGGAGTGACACGTTCACCTTCCTCAAGCAGCCACGTCCCAGTTTTAGGTATTGATTCAATGCCCTCGTGCGCCATACCCGTAAGTGCGAGAGTTTCGGAAAGAGCATACGCCCCCGTCATGCCGGCGATGGCCGGGGCTGAATTGGCGCCGAAGCTGGCTAGAGAAACCGCAGCAGCAGCAGGAGCATAGGCAGACGCGATACTGGCTCCTGTAGCTGCAGCACTTGCTACGGCAGCAGCCTGGCCACTCTCGCTGATCGCTGTACGGATGGACTCGTTCACCAACCACTGAGCCGCAACTTGGCCTAGCGCATTAACCAGCGACCTTGAAATTTCCTCAGCAATTCCATATACCGCATCGCCCAGAGACTCCGCATCGAATACCATGGACTCGAAAGCATCGCCGAAACGGGACGTTAGGCTTTCCAATACATCGCCGGCCAGCTCGTCGAAATCGTTAAGGCTCCTGTCCGCGGCCGCCAAATAGTTTTCCCAGAAACTGGCATTAAGCTCATTAATTTCCTGGTTCTTCTCTGCCTCAAGTTTCTTGAGAAGATCTGCTTTCTCCTGCTCAGTTTTGTTAGTGCTATCCAGAATGATCTCGCGCCGCCGCTCATACGAGTCCCGGATAGCCTCCTCCTGAGAACGAAGTGATTCTTCTATTTGGGTCGCTTGGTCATTGATTCTGGCTTGCTCTTCAGCGGCCTCTTTCTGGGCTTCCACCTGATCTTCATATGCGGAGATGGTTTTTAGAATAGCGGCGGCGTGTTCTAGCTGCGCCGGCGTGGCCCCTTCCAATTCGAGACGGTATAACTTCGCTTCATCCTCAGTCAGACCCAGCGTGTCCGCTTGAAGCTGAAGAGCGGAAATCTCTTTGTTGATTGCCTCCAAAGTCTGCCGATTCTTTAGATTTTCTTTACTCTTGGACAGTCGGTCCAACTCGTCTTGCCGGTCACCGAGAGCATCGAAATAGTCTGAGAGGGCGTCCCCTTCCGACTCCAACTGCTCGAGCCTGGCGCGCATAACCGAGGCTTGTGATGTCGATCCACCTGGCCGCCCCTGGTTGGTTATGTTCTGTAGGCGCTCTGTTTCCTCAAGTTTTTCAAGCTCCTTTCGAAGCTTGTATGCCTCTGTACGCCTTTCCACCAGTTGATTCGCAACATCGGTTCGCTTGCTCTCCAGCTCAGCCTTGGTGAAATCCGTGAGAGCCCGTGTCGAGGCATCAATATCTTTCTCCAACTCCGTTGCAGCCCGAGAGGTGGTGAATAACTCATCTCTGAATTCATAGATCGCGCCGGCAGCCAGTATCGCAATACCTGCAGGGCCGCCAAGAAGAGCCATAGACGCGCTCAAGCCTTTCGTGGCCGCAGACAGCGCTGCCGTGGAAACGGCTGCCGTCTTGCTAACCCCGGCCATCCGAGCAAGAGAAGATTGATACCGCAAGTTTTCAACACTTCCAGCAGCGAACGATGCCGTTAAAGTCGCTACTGGTGTGATGAGTCGTCCACCAATGGACGCGGCGGCAACCAATGCAGCCTCGTCGATATAAGAAAGGCCATCGATTACCGCGGAAATCGCCTGGTCGAATGCCGGATCGGAAAGAACATCGCGCAGCCCGCCAGCGCCTTCGGTCGACTCAATAAGGGTATCGGTGAGATCTTGCAGGTGAGGGGCTAATTCGGCGGCGAGAATGTCGCCCATGGATTTCGCAACTTCAGTCAGCTGGTCAAACTCGCCGGCAAAATCTTCGAGGCGCTGAATTTCGATATCGGACAGCACAATGCCGAGCTTGTCCGCCTCGTCCGAAATTTCGGCAAATCGACGCCCACCATTCTGGAGAAGTGGAATCAGCCGTGTTGCATCATCGGCCACGGCCTCCATGTAGAATGTCATTTCCTGCTGGGACAGCCCGGCTTCCTGCAAAGATTCGATGTACAGGCCCAGGGCTTGCGGCCCGGACAGGCGAGCGAACTGATCAGCGGTCACCCCTACTTTGGGCGCGATGTTCTCGAAGAAATCGGCCATCTCGCCGCCGCCGGTGCTGATAAAATCACCAACCCGGTCGTTTACGTCCTTTAGAATGTCCGCCAGCTTATCCTGCTCCACGCCAACTGAAAGCGCTGCATAGGAAAGCTTCTGAAACTCCTCGGTCGAGGTGTTAGCCAAGGTGGATAGGTTCTTTATCTCGCGCGCGTTCTGAGCAGCGTTAGAGGTGAATGCAACAACCCCGCCAGCGGCAGCCGTTGCCGCGGCGCTGATTCCCGCAAAAGCCTTTGATGTCTTGGCGACATCATCCCGGACTTGGCTCATGTCCTTTTTGGCTTGCCTGGCAGCTTTGTCCAGAGGCTCCGTGAACCCACCAATCTTAGCGACCAGATCGAGCGTAAGTACCCCTAAGCTCCTGTTTGCCATGACGTCTCCTAAACTAGCCGAGCAATACCAAAAAGAAGCGCGCCTACGAATAATCCAGACGCAGCAATAAGGGCGGCTACTGAAAGCATCAGTCCGGCCCGGTCAGCACCTTTTGGTGTCATGCTTCCTCCAATACGAAGTCGCGTTCGCGGACCTCTACCGTTATAATTCACGAATGATTCGCTCCTTGATTGTCCCAAGGGGTGGATACTAAAAACCCCGGGGAGCTGCCACTCACCGGGGTTTTGATTTTTTCCGGGTATAAAAAAACCCGGCCGTGGCCGGGTTCTCGGGTTCATTTCGGGCTGCAAAGTGGCGGCACCGTTATCGCGCCCCCACTCGTTGCAAGTAATTCGATTCAAGCCTCGAGCCGATAGTGCGTCGCAGATCTTTGTGGGCCGGCCGCGCTTCATTTAGGTGGTCCCAGACGCGAAGTAACGGCTTGGAATCCAGCGCCCTCGCCGCTGCATACAAACTTTGCAGTTCCTGGCAGGCCCGCTCGTAATGGATCATGAGCACGTAAAGGCGAGTCCCCGCAGAGCTATCCAACTCAACACCTTGAGACGAGGTTTCAGCTTGGATTAGCTCGCCCTCGATAGGCTCGCAATGCAGGAACTCGCAAAGTTCTTGATAGCGATCTGCCGGCACGTCTTTGTATGTGCCGACCTGAAACTGGTCCTTGATGGACCCGTAGACTGTACGGTAGCTATTGCCAGGAACATGAGCCAACTCGCTCACTCGTTTCTGAACATGCCGTTGCTGGGGCGGAGTCAGGCGAGCGGTTGGTGTGCCGTAAATCTTCTCCGCCATTTCATTGAAGGCGTTGATGTAGGCCTCTTTGATCTGGGCGGCCTTTTTCCCAGTGAAGCCCATCACCAGGAACATGAAGCCGTCCTTGGTCATCTCGTAAACTTTGGATTTTCGTTTGGCCCCCTTCCCAATGGCTATTTCTTGATCATGAACCGAAAAATTGGCTGATGAAAAATTTTCAGAACAATCAAGTCCTTGTATTTTCTCTAGAACATACGCGTGGCGCCTTCCAAATACCTCGGCAACCTTTACGGATGTGGTAAGTGGCTGATTATGATGAACGACGATAAGGTCGTTTGAAGTGAGTGCGATTGTCATGATTCCGTCCTACGTGTTTTTTGAGAGGTGTCGGGAGGCTCAAAACCCCACGTAGAGGGCGGACGGTATTTCCCCGAAGGGTTTTTTATTTCCATCCCCTCCCGACATAAACCGGAGGAATCAGACGCACTATGGGCGCAAAAAAACCGCCAGCTGTCGGGGGCAGTGTACCGCTACGTGAGGAGTTTTGAGGCTCCGCAAGGCGGATTATGTACCGACAGTTGGCGGTTAGCAAGATACAACAATCCGTTGGCGCTTCTACCCCGATTTTTACGGGCAAGAAATCTTTAGGATCTGGGCCTTCTGTGAGTCGCTAAGATTACCTGTCCGTATCAGACAGATTGTATTGCCTCACCGTTTTGTCTTCGTTAAAAACGACAGCTAAAACCTGCTGTTCCATTCCCGCGCCGAATGGACCGACGAAAATGTGCATCCAAGTTGCGGTAAGCATGCCGTTCTGGTTATAGCCCTGTGAAATAGGGTTTCCAAACATTGACTCCATTTCGGAATATGTCGTCACACCAGGGGTTATTTTATCGACCTCAGAGCGCTCGATCTTTGCTCCTGACGATGCGCAGCCAACCAAAAATAGCAGCGAGAATACCAATGAGAACGCGATCTTCATGTCAGCTCCTTCTGTTGTTGGAAGGCCTGAATGTAGCAACGCTATACCCACTTTTCCATGGCCTCGTCCAGTGAGATGGGCGGCTCATCCTGATGATCCATGAAATCGAATATCCTGAACGGCTCAGCTCCCTTCTTGCGGTTTCGATTTGAGTAAATCGTGGCAAGCAAAGCGGTTCCGCGTTCGATTCGCATGCCCAGATTAAGAGTCCCGCGCTTGCGCCGGTACTTCAGCCAAGCAAGGAACTCCGGATAGCTGATCCGATCCTGGGCTTGGGCGATGGTATGGCCGCCTATCCCGTTGAGAACGAGTTCGTGCCAAACCTCGTCCTCTTCGGTCAGCTCTCCGTCTTTCCCTCGCCGTTAACCTCTCCAATGGCTGTAAGCAACGCCATGGTTAGGTTTCCATCAAGCGGACCGCGGTTCGGGTCGGCGTCACCAGTAATGTCCTCAGGGGTGAGAACATCATTGCCGTGCTCATCGCAGATGCAACTGGCGATGCGCCCGGCCGTGATATCGCCTTTTTTATTCACCGCTTTTAGATCCGACATGGCCGACCTATAGGAGAGTCGGCGGACATAGACGGTCAGAGCATGCTCTTGGCCGCCCTGCTTCCAGGTGATCTCTTTCTCGACCGGGGCGCCGGTGAAGGCGCCCATTTCAGTGAGTGAATCGATGCTCAGGTTCATGTAGTTACCTTGGGAATCCACTGGGAGCCGCCGGAACGCTGGATAGTGGCCGACGTGGCGACGACTGCGTTTTGCTGGAAATCGAACGGGAAGTCCGACATGTAGCCCTCGAAAACGAACCAGGTGCGGTTGTCCGGCAGATCGAAGTCGTCGTCGCTGGACACGCCCGGGTAACCGGAAGGATCCGGCGCGCCGTCGGCATCCTTCGGGCCGTCGGACCAACCAATGGCCCATTTGAGGACCGGACTGGGGTTGGCGTTGGCCAGGTCATGGAGCGTGACGTGGCTGGCGTTTTCGGGGTCGGCATTCAGGCCCAGAGTGGCCTGGCCGGGCGTACGGAGACCCGCCTTGTAGCTGCGGTCGCTGTCCTCCAGACAGGTGTCCTCCACCTGATCCGCCGGGTTGCCGCCAGGGTTGAAACTGGTGGCGCACTCGACCCGGACCACGCCGACCGACGCGGCATCCGGATTCAGGAAGAACACTTGGGTGCCCTGTGTCAGCTTGCTCATTGCTCAGTCCTCTCGATGGGAACGTGCCGCCTCACGGCGGGATTGGGGATAAAGGTGTGCCCTATCGGAGCGTCATCGCGACGAGTCCAGGGCACAAAAAAGCCCGCACGCGGCGGGCTTAAAACCGGATTCTTTGACTAGAGCTTTTGCAAAGGCTCTACGACATATCTTCTGAAACCTGTTTGATCAGGGCTGTAGATGATTGCGTTATTTTGGCTCTTTCGCTTTGCATGATAATGCTTCCACTCAAGGCGTTCGGCTTCACGCTCAAGCCACTCTTCATCATCTGACCACCCGATCAGCTCGTACTGCCCCCAGTCGGGCAACGACTCCTTTAGCACATAAATCGTCTTCATCGCAGGGCTATCTCTGTACCCACCACTCGATATCGAACGAGTAGCGGTAATGGTTCGTGTCGTCGTCCCGGCTCTCCCCCCGCCAGGCGACGATGTGGGCATGGCCTTGGATCGCATCACGCAGCGCGCGGGCCACTTCCCGGGCACCGGCCACGTCATCGGCGTAGACGTCCACCTGCAGCATGACGCTGTCGATGTCCGGGGCCTGGCCGAGGAAGTTTTCAGGCTGACCGCCGACGATCTGCCACACGGCATAGGGCAACGCGACGTCCTGCGAGGCCTCGCCGAACGGGAACAGCCGGGTTGGGCCGGTGCCGAGCAGCGCTGTTACTGCGGCATTGGCGGCGCAGACTTGGAAAATGGGAGGTGTCATCCGGATGCCTTCCTGTTCGCCCGCCGGATCGCCCGGACCAGGGCCTTCTCATACTGATCGGCGAATTCGTTGATGATGGCGCCGGCCGCTTGGTCCATGGCGGGTCGCATGAACGGCTGTGCCCGCGCCCGCTCCGTCCCGAACTCCAGGTGGCGCCAGTGGCGGGTGTCGCCTCCCGGAAGGGTGGACAACGCGGATGCGCTCTTGCTGCCGCCGGCGCCGCCCATGATCCCTACCCGGAATGCCAGGTTACCGGTTCGCTTGAAGGTTCGGCCGGACCAGCGCTCGGCCACGTTCTCGGAGATGTCCGCAGCGCTCTGAGGATCATCCAGGCGCTTGGCGTTCTGCTGTACCTGGCGCTTCAGGACCTGGGCAGCCTTTCGCAGCGCGAACCGGCCGCCCCGGCGCTTCATGTCGTAGGTGGCGGCGTCCAGCTTGGATTGCAGGCTGTCGAGGCCGATCAGGCTGAATTCAACGCCGTCTGCCATAGCTTCGGTACCCACGGTAGATCTACGCCCCATGGCCGGGGCTTCCCATGAAAACAGACGATATCGGCGCGGGGCGGCACTCGCCGCCGGCAGTGCACCTTGTAGCTGACCACCCGATCAGGCAGCAGATCCTGCCACCGGGCCGGGCTCAGGACCTCGCCCAGGAACCCCTGGTCACCGATGCCGCCCCTTCCCCGCTTCCGGGCCATGTGCCCGGCCGGGTCCGCCAGCCATCGATCCCACACCGCGGCTTTGTCCGCCTCGGCGATGTACATCAGGCCGCTGGCCGGCCGGTCTGGCCAGTAGAAGTCGCTCAGCATGGTGGTCTGGCCCACAGCCTCGAACTCGGACAGGTCACCGATGACCACGGTGTCCAGGTCGATGTACAGCAGATCCCCCGGGATGGCCCCGGGCTCAAACAGCGCGAGCTTGGCCCACCACTTCGGCCAGGGGTGGTGCAGCGGGATCGTCTCCACCCCGGGCACCGCCACATCGCTCAGGCATTTCAGGCCGGGCACCTGCCGGGCCAGCCACTGGACATGCGCCGGCGTGTACTCGCCGCCGGAACGGAGTACGCAGATTCGTGTGACCATCAGCCCTTGTTCCAGAGTCCCGGGTCGACCCAACTGCGGGCCACGTTGTTGTCGAACTGAACGCCGAGCGCTTCGAAGGCCGGGATCACCCGGCGGAAGTCGCCGGCCACGAACTCATCCGGCCAGACCTCAATGGCGCTGGGGATCTCCGCCATCCGGCGCCAGGCGACGTCCACGGCCTGCGGGCGCATTGAGAAGTTGGCCCGCTCCCGGCTCTCGATGATCTTCTGTCGGTCCCGGTAGCAACAAACCACCACCGGGTCGAACTGGCTGAACAGCGGCCACCACTCGGGCCCGGCCTTCACCGCCCACTGCTCAGGGCTTCCGTGATCCGCCAGCCATTGCTCCCAGCCCGAGGCATCCCGCGGCGTGTGGTACCCGGCGCCCTTCTGCTTGATGAACTGCGTTTCGAAGAAGCCCTTGGGGTTGATCCGGCTGGCTTTCATGCAGGGGCCGAACCACAGGCCGTGCTGGGCGAACAGGCCGGCGGTCATGCTGGTGCCGGACCGGGACGCACCGGTGATGAACAATGGCCGCATGTCAGCGCCTCCCCGCGCGTGCCGGAATGAAATCAGGTTCGGAGACCAACTGCAGCGCTTCCTCAAGATCGAGCCGAGGCCAGAACTTCAGCGCCGTTTCCCGGCTGCAGTTGATGATGTGGCAGTGGCGCAGCTGCCGGGCCATCTTCTCGAAATGGCCGTTGAACTTGGGCAGGCTGACGCAATTGCCCAGGCCGCGCGGGTGATCGCCGTGCCAGTGGCGCCGGCCGCCGGTGTACTGGCAGTCGTAGCCCAGCAGGATGATCTGGCGGGCGCCGAAGTGCTCAGCCAGGGCCATGGCCCCGGCCCCGGAGTTCTGGCCGTGCTGGAAGTCCAACTTCACCGCTCCCGGGGCGGAACCGCGCGCGACGGTGAACTTGTCGCCCTTGAAGGCCTGCGCGGCCTCGCAGTGGTATTTGCGCCACCAGGCCGAATCCATGGCGTAGAGAACGTCCGCCCAGGGCGCCATCTTGAAGGTGGTGTTGGTGACGATGACACGCCGGTCGTCGCCGGCGGTCCGCCAGCGCTTTACCCGCTCGGCGTCGGCCGCATTCAGAGAGGGGCCGGAGGCCATGCAAACCACCGTGCATCCGTGCCAGTTATTCGCCGTCATTGACGCCCTCGGTGACCGGGATGGTGACGTATTCCAGGCCGCTGTCCGGATCCTGCAGGAAGCCCGCCGGGTTATAGACCCGCCCCTTGTGGACAAGACGCATGGTGGGCTTGAGGCCTTCCCGGTAGCGGATGGTTACCCGGGCCGAGATCTCGGATTGATTGGCCTGCGACTGAAGGAACTCGCGTACGCTCAGCGGCTCAATGGCCGCCGGCACGCTCGCCCACTCGGTGACCCAGGTGGTGGTCATCGCGCCGGTTACCGGATCCTGCACTTGCTCCCGCCTCTGGATGTCGATGCGGTGGCGAAGTCTTCCTGCTGACAGAGCCATTACGCGCAAGCCGGGTCGCGGAGTGGGTAAAGCAAGGAGACAACGGATCGAGGCAGGTACCCATACCCATAGGTAATCTGGGCGGCGCCGCCAATCGGGTCTTCCACTAGGCCTTCGGGGTTTTTGTACATCTCCGCCGTCAGGATCAGGGTAGCGGCCTTCACCTGGAACGGAACGTCAGGATCGCCACTGCTATCAGTGATCACAGCCCCGGACGAATCGAAATAGGCATCCGCGACCGACTTCAAGTAGCTCACCACGGCCCCGCTGGCCGCATGGATCTTCAGGGTAATGTCGGAATCATCGGCGTCGTGATCCATCTTAAGATGATCTTTGGCCTGTTCCAGGGTAACGAGCATGGCCATCAGTATTTGCTCCCGTCAGGCATCATCTTGGTCAAATCCCGGCCGTCGCGACCCGGTCGACCGTCCTTGCCGTTCTTGCCGGGCTCTCCCTGCTTGCCCTGCCGGCCGTGCTTGACTGCCAGCCGCCAGCCATCGCTGGCGCCGGGCTTGCCGGCCGGATCATCGTCCTGGGCAATCCAGAACGACCCGCCGAACGACACGCCGTCGCCTTTCTCGTACCCGTGATCCGGCCGGTAGACGCCTCGGTCGATGACAATCGGCATAGAGAAAAGCTCGCCTGCCGCGCCGCCGCTGGAGCGCTGGACGTTAACCTTGAAGGTGCGATCGTCAACAGATGTGATATCAATTTCCTTAACGCCATCAACGATGCACTCCCAGCCGCGCATGCCGTGTGTTGTCGCGTGAGAGCGCCACAGACCACCTGCGTGGGTGGCGTAGGTGCCGCGGGGATAGGATTTATCCGGGTCGATCTCGGGCAAGATGTCGATATCCGTCGCATCGCGGCCTGGCTCGCCGTCTTTCGGCTTTTCGGCCTGTTCCATGGCTCGAGCCACAGCCTCGTCGACCATGCGCTGCACCTCCTCCACAGGGACGCTTTCCCCGGGCGGGCCTTGTTCACCTGGTTCGCCCTTTTCCCCGGGCTGCCCATCCTTGCCGGGTTCACCGTCGGCCCCGTCCTTGGGGGCGGGGTTTTCAGCCATGGCATCGGCGACCAGTTGTCGGATGACCTCCGGGTCAGCGTCTTTGCCGTCGGCGGGTTTGTCGATCAGCTCCGAGGCTTCGCGAGCGATGTCGTCCAGGGCCGGAACCTCGATCTGACTGAAAATCGACCGCAGCTCCTGGTCTCGATCGTCCAGCATCTGCTTGAACTCTTCGCGGAGGTCAGAGACAGCCTTCGACACGAAGTCCCTCAGAACCGGTGCCAGCGCTTTGGCCTGGGCCTGCAGATCACTGAGCTTCACTGGACAGCTCCTTTTCCAAGATCATGGCGAACATGCGAGCCTCATTATCTGGGTCATCGTCTGCGGGCGACTCAACAGGCGCTGGGGAACCGTTAGAACCTGTGCTGAATGGATCGTCCTGGGCATCACGGCGGGAAAGCGCCTCAAGGCTGTAGTTCTGCTGCTGCAGGTAAACCGTGTCGCCGCCGGTCAACGGCTTGAGGTTCATCCGGCGGCGCGCTTCATTCGGCGCATAGATGCCCCCTTCGACACCATCCCGAAGCGTTTTGATTTTGGTCGCCGAGTCCATCCGGAACAGGCCGTCCAGATCCATCTCGATGCGCGTTCTGTCATCGATCCCCAGGCCATCTTTCAGGGCCAATTCCATGGACTCGATATGCACCTGCAGACACTGGCTGTAATAGCCCTGGGTCAGCGCCTCGATGTTGTTGTAGGTCGGCATGTCACCGACGCCGACTTTATAGGCCGGCACGTCGAATGCGGTGCAAACCGCTTCGGCCGTCCACTTCAACTGCTCGATCAGCTGCGCATCGGTGGAATCCATGCGCATGGACTCGAATTCCAGCCCGTCACCCAGAACGGCGACACGGCCGGCATTCTCGCCGGTGTAGTTAGTTTCCCAGTGAGCCTTCAGGCGCTTGGCAGTATCGTCAGAAATCGCACCGGGCGCGGTGAGGACCCCGCTCGGTCGGGCCCCGTTGTCGAAGAAGCGCTTCGAGTCGTTCTGGATCTTGATGCCTTGGGTTGCCGCCAGGCCGGAGGCGAACAGCGGCGAGATGCCGACCAGAGGGTGGAACAGGCAGTTCATCCGGTCGTGGATGATCTCGCTGGCCGGGACGGTGACACTGGTCTCCTCCTGGCCGTTCAAGGTGTCCTGGCCGAGCTGGTAGAACACGGAACCATCCGGGGATACCAACACCTGGACACGCTCGGGGTCCAGAACGTAGAGCGCCCGCACTGTGCCGCCGGTATCCCGCTCCTTCAGGGCGTACGTGTTGCCGCGTACCAGCTTCGACGTCATCCACCATTCTTTGAACTGGATGTGGTTCTGGTATCGGTTGGGGCGAGACAGCAGCGAGGTCACGTCCTGGACGATGGTTTCCTGCCAGATGCCGTCGCTGTTCAGGCGTTGGATCGTGGGGCGCAGTTTGCCGATGTCACTGGAGATCAGGCTGATGCATGAATAGACGGCCGGATAGGCCAGCACCGAGTCGATGGTCCATTCGTCGTTGTTCTGCCAGGCGCCGGCGTAGGGCTCACGCACCCAGGGCCACCAGCCGCCACGATTGTCCACGGGCGCCATGTAGGACTTGGCGCTGAAGGCGCTGGTCAGGGCTGACAGTACGGACTTATCCGCCACGGGATACCCCACGCATGATCAGGAATGAGAATAGAAAGCAGCAGCCAGCAGCCGACAAAAGCGCCCAGGCCACTCCATAAAGCATCAGCACACCGGCGATCAGCAGGCCCGCGCCGGTCATGCCGAATAGCAGTATCCAGGTGATCGCGGCCTGCAGTACGGTGATGATCGCTTGGGAGAATCGCCGGTTCTGGGTCATTCGCTCGGCTCGGGTTTGATAAGGGCTTCGATATCGGCTTTGACGATGCGGCCGTTCTTGCCGGTACCGGTGATGGTGTTCAGGTCGACCTCATGCTTCGCCGCCAGCTCTTTCACGGCGTCGGACGCCAACGGCTCAGGCGGTTGTATCGGCGCCTGTTGCTTGGTCTGGGCCGGCGCGATTTCTCGCGTGAGGTAACGGCCAGTCGGGTCTTCGATGACTTCAGCGTGGCCGATCGCCACGAGCGCCTTGGTTTCAACATGGTTGGCCAGGAACTCTCGGCCAGCCTTGGACGGCCCGGCCTTGGCCAGGTACCGCAGTCGGATATTCTTCATGCTGCCTCCGGGTCGAGGGAGGGCCCGCCGAAGCAGGCCCTCACCGGTTCAGGGGTAAGATCAACCGATCAGGAGGCGGGCTCACCCCAGTTCACACCGGAAATCAGGGCAACCGCGGATTCGCGGCGCTTCTTCCAGTTGATCCAGCGCTCGGCACGGATCGCCACGCTGTTGGTCTGGAACATGGAAACCATGCTGGTGGCCGTGCCGCTGGAGCTGTTGTTGGTGGGGTTATCCAGCATCTGCAGGGAAGCTTCCCGGGAGGCGTCGATCACAACGTTACCGTCGTCCGCCAGCCAGACGTCGCTGGCGTTCATCAGGATCACGTAGTGACCGCTGGAGCTGGTCGGCACGTACTCGGAGACGATCACCGGCAGGCCTTCGAAACTGCCACCCATCATGGTGATTTCCGGGAACTCTTTCTGGCCCAGGGCATTGCGCATCAGGGACAGGTTCAGTGCCGTGGTGGCGGACATGATCCAGACACCGGATGCCGGCGTGATGTTGGCGGCGATGAACTTCTGCATCGCGCCACCCACGTCCACGCGGATGGCGTCAGCGTCGTTGCCGCTGGAAACCACCGGGGTAACACCGTTGGTCACGGATGCCGGGGATACGTTAGAAACCTCGACTTTGTCGGGGTCGATGAAGTCGGTATCCATACGCTCAATCAGCGCACCGGCCAGAGAGTCACGCACCAGGGCTTCAGCGGACGGGTTACTGAACCGCATCAACTCCTCGGTCAGGACCGCAATGTTCGCGACCTTGGCGTAGCCCAGATAGGCGTCGTTGAAGTCGAACTTGGTCAGCGGCTTCGGCGCACCCTGGCCAACCCAGTAACCGCTGCCGCCAGAGGTCTGACCGCGGATATGGACGTTGAACGGGATGGAGCGCAGCGCCGGAACACCTTCCGCGCCGAATTTGCCCAGGATGGTCTGCGGGCGGAGGTATTCCACGAAGTCGCCGGCAAACTGGTTGTACTCAACCAGCGGCAGCGCCCACTGGGCATCGGTGGTGGTGCCAGCCTCGACAGCAGCCTTCAGCGTGGTGTTGATGCGCTCGTTCTGCGGGAAGCGTTTCTCGGCGATTGATTTGGCCGTGGCCAGGTCGCCCTTGGCAGCACCGAGGCACATCACGTAGCGGGCGAACTCAATACCCGGTGACAGCTTCTCGGTGACCTTCGGGGTTGCCGGGCTGCGCTTCTGCATGCCGGTACGGTCGTCCACCGGCTCCGCTTTCTGCTTGTTGGTCTCCTGCAGGTCGCGGAGTCGCTTCAGGTGGTCGTCGGTGGCCTTTACCTCGTCCTGGAGCGTGTCGTACTCCTCGGTTTCGGCCGAGTCCAGGGTCCGGCCTTCATCGCCGGCCGCTTCCATGATTTCCGCCATACGGGCCGCCTTGGCCTGGCGAGTGGCTTCAAAGCCCTTGATCTGCTCTTCGATGTTCATATCACGGCCCTCCTGGGGCTTCGGTTTTGAATTCTTGCAGTCATGGAGTTTTCGGGTGAACGTGTCGTACCCGTCACCATCCACGTGTTTTAAGCCGCATTTGGTGCAGCCAACTTTTGCCGAAGCGCCGGCAGGGTTTTCCAGTCGAACAACGCTACGCTTAGTTCGGCCAGGCGCGGCCCATTGCTTGGCGTCGTAGGACTTGATGGAACTGATGGTGGCTTCCGCGTTGGCGGGGATGGTGACGGCAGAAAGCTCCAGCCAATCCCACTTCGTGAAGTGAATGCCGCCGTTGTCCATGAACATGTATTCGATGGGGCGGAAGCCGATGGAGAGGCCGCGGACCAGCTCGTGCTTGAGTGATTGCCATGCCTCATCGAGCCGGGCGGATAGCCCAGGCGGTGAATCTACCTTGGCGATCGTCCCGGTAACCTCGATGCCCTTGTCGGTCATCTTGGCCGTCAGGATCTTGCCGATGGGCGCCATCCGATCGTGCTGCCAGAGCAGCGGAATCGGCAGGTCAAACTGGGCACCGTCGGGCTCGACAATGTCATCCATCCGGTCGGTGGAAGGCGTGGTGGCGATGCCTGTGAACTCCCGCTTCTCGTCATCCAGCGCTTTGATGGTCAGGGCGCTGTAGACGCGGTCGGTCTGCTCCGCCAGCTTTTCGAGTTGCTTCGCTGGATCCATTTCGGTTCTCCATAAACGAGAAAACCCGCGCAGTGGCGGGCTTTCGGTGAGCGGTCGTCGTCAGACGAACAGCATCGTGTAATCGGGCTCTTTCTCCGGCGCTTCGGACATCGACACGCCATAGGCCATCAGCAGCGCGGCCATGTCATCGATTTTGTCCGCCGACCGCTTCTTGTCGGGCGCCATGTTCAGGTTCTGGTCCCGGCGGGCGACGATGTTGGAAGCGCACCAGTTGAGCAGCGCGTCGCCGCCGTGCGCCAGGTTGCCGCCGATGTAGTCGCGCTCCAGCGCCTGCATAGCCGGGTGGTATGACTTTGGGCCCTGGATGAACTCAATCATGGGAATTTCGGCTTCAACCAGACGGTTAACGAGGTCTGAGGCGTTCCATTTGTCATAGGCCACTTGCTGGATGTTGAAGTCCTCGAAGATCGCCTTGATGTCGTCCTCGATGACGCCGTAGTCAGTGATGTTGCCTTCCGTCTGCTTCAGCAGCCCGGTCTCTACCCAGGACTGGTATGGCACGGTCCCGCGCTCAGTGCGGTAGGCCACAGCGCTTTCAGGGGCCCAGCGCCAGCCAAACGTGTACTTCGTGCCCTCGACATCCCAGACCAGCCGGAACGAGCAGATGTCGGTAGTGGACGCCAGGTCCAGACCGCCATGGCATGGGTACTGCCGGAGCCATTCCAGATCCACGTCGGCATCGCAGGCCTGCCACTTGGTCAGGTCGATCCAGCCTTCCGCGGTCGAGGCCGGCCGGTTCAGGCGCTTGATCCGGAATTCCGCCAGCTTCGACGGCATCTGCCGCGCTTCAACCGCTTCCTTGCGGATGGCCGCCATCAAGTGCGGGTTCACATCCATCAGCGGATTGGCTTTGATCCAGGCCGACTCGTCGAACTCGTCGTCAGCCTCAATGCCGGCGGTCTTGTCTTCCTCGTCGACCGCGTAGAACACCACCAGGAAGTGGTCGGCCGTGTGCTCGAAGACGCCGGAGAGCAGCCGTTTGGCGAACATCCGGATTTCGGCCCAGGGCCCGGGGTTGGTGTAACCCTCGGTGGTCGTGTACAGCCAGAGCGGGTTGTAGCGGGCGCCGGCCGCCGAGGTCAGGACGTTCAGCAGGTCGGCGGTCTTGTGAGCGTGGATCTCGTCCAGGCCAACGTGGGACGGATTCAGACCGTCCTGAGTGCTGGCCTTGGCGTGCAGGGCCTTGAAACTGGAGTTGGTCTCGAACCGGGTGATGGACTTCGCCCAGGTCTCAAGCCCGAACGCCTCGCGCAGGTCCGGCGTCTTGTCGACCATGGCCTTGGCGACCTTGAAGATGATCGACGCCTGGTCGAACGTCGTGGCCGCGCTGATCACCTGGGCGCCCTCTTCCGGCTCGCAGCACAGACAGTAATTCAGGATTCCGGCGCTCAGCGTCGACTTGGCGTTCTTCCGTGCCACGGCGAACAGCGCTGAGGTGTACCGCCGGGGATAGAACAGCCCGTCGTCACTCCACCCCGCCACGTGGATCGGCTCGCGTTTCCGGAATCCGAAAAGCTGCACAATGAAGAAGACGTGCGATGGGTGCAGGACAATCGTGGGCGTCTCCCACTTTCCCTCGACGTGCGGCATCTTCTCGAGGAAGTCGCACGGGTCGTTCGCGTGCCAGACATCGAAGTAGAACGGGCAGCTCTTCTTCTTGGCCCGCTTCAGATCGTCGAGGAACCGCTGAGCCGCCTCCCGGATCAACCGGCCGTGCCGCTTCCGCTTTTTATCGCGAACCGCCTTGCGGGCGTAGTCCTTCGCGATCTTGACGTAGTCACGCTCCACGCTTGCCGTTGTTCCCGAATTTGTTGCCCTTCGATTTCTCCTGGCCGGCGCTGACCTTCGCCCGGCTGGCCGGTGTCATGCCGAATTCGGAGAAAAGCGCTTTCAGCGCGGTGGTTTCAGCGGCGGTCGGCTCCATTTCGGCCTTGGCCTTCCGGCGGAAGCACTGCCACTGGAAGCAGAGCTGCTCGAGGGAAAACAGGTCGACTACCTGGAGGACGCGGGCGGCGACCAGCTGGCGGCCCATGCTGTTCCACATCTCGGCGCCGTCGGCGTTCAGGTACTGTGGCGGGTCAGGGAACTGCTCGACCAGGTCATAATCTGGGGCGTCCGGTACCTCGCGATCCGGCCGATCCGTCCCAGCCAACACCTTGAGGTTCGGAGCCGTCGGCTTCCGTCCTCTTGCCACTTTTCAAACCCTCAAATTTTCAAATCTCAATTTTGACTGCGCAAAAAAAAAGCTGGGGGCGCGGTGTCAGTCGCGACCGGCCCCAAGTTTCGGACCACCCCCCGCCCTTTGTGATTCCTGCCCCGTCTTGATGCGGTCGCAGTCCTGACAGATCGTCTGCAGGTTCTCGTCGGCATCCGTTCCACCCTCGGCAGTCGGGATGCGGTGATCACACACGCCATGGCGCGGCCCATGAAGCTCGACCGGCGTCAGTCGGCCAGCATCCAGGCATATCTGGCACAGATACTTGTCACGCTCAAAGATGCGCCGGCGGCGCGTGCGCCACTTGCTGCCACCACGGCCTCGGCCCCAGCGAGTAGCACCAGGGACCTGATGCCTTGCCGTCTCCGGCGACCTCGGCTTGTGAGTGCCTGGGCGAACGGGCATCAGCGACCTCGACGCATCGAAACCTCAGCGGTCACGGTGCCGGGAACGTACTTGTGTGGATCGCGCATATCGCCGGCGCACATCCAATCGATACGGATTTCGGGAGTAAACTTGTAATCGGTGGCTGACTGGAACCGGTCCAGAGAACCGCGCACTTCCTCTACCAGCTTGTCCAAATTCTCGTTCAGATCCTTGCTCATTTGGGTGTCCCATCCATATAAGTGGCGGGTTCCCTCTCTTCGTCATCGACATGGTCGACCTCAGCCATCGCCTCAACCAGCTCCATGTTGCTGGCGGCCAGGGCGTTGATGGCCTCGGTCTGTTTCTCGATGGCGGCAACCAGAGGCCCGACGTCGGTGTGGATTTCGCAGTCGATGCCGTGCTCAGTTACGATCACCTGACAACCGGTCTCCTGCTCGAACTTCTCCGCCTGATCCATCAGCATCTTCGTGTGGCGCTCGCTCAGGATCCGCTGAGGCTTGAGCACGATGAAGGGATTTCCTGACTCGCTCACTCGCTACCTTCCTCCATTTCCGTATCCAGGCCCGGCGGCGCTCACACCCAGCGCAGGCCATTACTTCAGCAACTCGTTCCAGGCGTCCACCAATCCATGCTGGCGGATCCTGCATTCCTGGTACTGGCTGGCCCAGAGGCGCATGGTGGCGCCCACCGTCTTTCCCCTCCCGTCACTCATCTGCGGCAGTTGAGTCGGCACCTTCACCAGCAGGTTCTCTTGGGGCCTCACCGCGGGCTGCTGAATTGAGCAGGCGCACAAGCTCAGGCTCAAAGCAAACGCGCTGATAAATCGGCTTCTGAATTTCACGGATCACTCCACGGTCGATGATGCGCTCGTTGGCCTTGAGGTTCGCCAGGCGCTTCTCGACCTCGGCAGAAATCTGCCTCTGGCCTTCTCGGACCTCGGCCACCAAAGCCTGCTGCGCCTCCATGGCCGCCAGGTCCTTGCTGTCCTCGAACCAGCCGCGAGCCATCCAGCCGGCGTAGCCGATAGCAGCCACGACCACGGCAATGATGGCCAGCTTGATCTTGGGTCCGAACGGAATCATCGGTTCACCTTCCCGGCCCAGGCCTCGGCGATGTTGTTGCCGAAGTAGCTGATGATGAGCGTTGCGCTGATGCCATAGGACCAGCCCACAACGACGGCGAGACTGGCGACGATGCCAGGCTTGCAGAATTCAAGGATGACCCAGCCCAGGGTCTGGATGGCAGCCCACCACATGCCGGCGTAGTAGCCGCGGCGGCGGTGCTTCCACCACCGGGAGGGACAGGGGTGCTCAGTATCCACGGGACTCACCCGCCCTCGATGATGCGGTCCAGCTTGGCGTTGATCGTGCGCAGGTCGGTCTTCAGCTCATCGAACTTGCGGACAGTGCGGTCCTGGTCTTCCAGGCGGGACTGCTGCAGGTGCTGTACGTTCAGCTCAAGATTGCTGATCCGCTTGTCCTGCCCAGCCAAGTACCATAGCGCACTGACCATCAGAGCGACTGTGGTCAGGATGTGGGCGATGCTTACGCCCTTGTCCAGGTGCCAGCCTCGGCGATCCATATCAGACACCGCTCACCTCGCCAGACCGCATGATCTCTGAAAGCTCAACTGCGCGGTTGCCGACTTGTCGTGCCCAGCGGCTATCCATCATCTCCGCCGCGGCGCGCGCCCAATCCATCGAATCGATCGCTGCCCACATTTTCCTGAACTGCAATAGTGTCGGAACGCCCATGTTGAACGCCATGTTCGCAATCACCGTCTGGCGGCTGGCACACAGGGCGTTATACGCCGGCAGGCGCCGCAACTCCGATTCGATGCTGTCGATGTCATTGTCCAGCATGAAGTCGGCTTCATCGCGGCTGATGCCGTTGTCCTCAATATTTCGGCCGTAGCCAATGGTCAGCTTTCCGACAGTATCCTTGTAGGGCTCCAGGCGTAGGCCTTCGTGCCGTTCAAGTTGTGAGCGCAGAAGCTGGCGATTCATGGGGGCCTTTAAACAAAAAAACCCGCGCGAGGCGGGCAACAGGGTGACTTTTTCCAGGCAATAAAAAAGCCGCGAGGCCAAGGGCCTGCGGCTTTGAGGGATCTTTCCCTAATAGCTGAAAGGATACCTATTAATGCGGTTTCGTCAAGCCGCTTGCTTGCCAGATTCCTCAACAAGCTCCGCCAGCCGCTGGTAACCCTCCTGTATGCGCTTCCTGAACGCATTCACACTGCACCCCAACTGCTCCGCACATTGATGATCGCCCCAGTAGATCTCGACCTGTTTCAATGGAACAAACGGATCCACCGCCACCTTGGTACGGCCCCGGTAGGCGCGGTCGAAGCACACCGCTTCCCGCTGGCGGTCACTCAGTCGACGCATGAGGATCATGGACGCCTTGTGCGCCGCGGACCAGTTCCGCATCTTATCCACTCGCCGCCAAAGCGTGTCCACCTGCGAATACCCAGACGCCTGCGGCATGTGGCCCTTAAAATCCACCAGCCGACCAACCAGCCCCATATTCTCCCACGCCAGGCCCTCTTCGTTGGTCAGCAGCACATCGAGGAAAAGGTCCGTCACCTTCTCCGCCATCGCTCGCCCAGCCTGCTCTGCATTGCTTCTCGTCGTCTTCATCACTCACCCTGCCCAGTCGCCTACTTCAATCGCCGTGATACCGCTTTCCCATCGGTCCGTGACCGCGGTCGTCGTCCCTCTCCGGGGGCTTCTTCTCGTCTTCCAGTTCACGGATCCGCCTATTCGCCCAATTCAGCCGAATCCGTAGCTGCATAATCGTCTCGTGGTCCGCCAGCGGCTCGCCGCTTTCGCCGCACACGATCCCCGAACCACCACAGTGGAAACAGGCCATCTCATGGAAAACGCCGATCACCGTGCCCTTCCCATTGCACTGACCACACGTCCCCAACTTCCTCGCCTGCTGGCGGAGGGACGGTCCCGAACGCTTCCTCATTCACCGCCCTCACGCAGGGCAATCTCCCGATCCAAGTACCAGCGAGCTTTTCGAAGATCCTCGATGGCGTCGTTCTTCAGGCCGGCCCGCCAGATATATTTCACGGCGTTGCCCAGGCAGAAGTTCATGTGCTCCGTGACTTGAATGCACTCGACGCCACTCGGGTGAGCCGTGTAATGCACAGGATGGTTGATCGAATCTGGCTGTATGATTCGCCCTGCAGGAAATCTCGTCTTTCTACCCACCACTCTTTCTCCTATTCCCTATGCCGCACCTTTCACTTCGATAAACCCCTTCTCCACCAGGATCGCCTGAGTCCGCAGCACGGCATTCAAGTGCAGCAGGTCGCGCTCATCCCGGGTTACCCCATAGCGGACATAGCCGCCATCCAGAAACTCATGACACGCGCTGCAGGCATAGGCGGCCTGCCAATCCTCGCGCTTCCGGCCCATACCGCCACCGTTCAGGTGCGCCAGGACCACGGTTTCCGGATTGCCGTTGCAGATGTGCGGGACACCCACCATGCATTGAGCGCCCCGGGCGCTACGCCGGATCGGCGTCATCTTAGGCTTGCTGGTGCGCTTCATGCTCGAGCGTTTCATGGGCGCCTTGGCCTTGAGTGGTGTTTTGCGTTTCAGCGGCGTCCGCTTCATGAATCCCCCACCATCAGCCCGGCCATCTCCTCGATCTTCTCCGGTTCCAGTGTCGGCCAGTAGTTCTTCGCGATGTGCCGGCAGAAACCGGCTATGACCTCGTGGAACTCCCCGTCGTCCATGGACTCGAAGCCCAGGCTTCGGGGAATCAGGTGCAGGCACTTGCCCACTCCGGGAACCACAATGGCCATCTCCTCGCAGCCGATCTGGGCTTCGATCTGCAGGCGCTTCAAAACCTGGTGCGGATCCATACCGGTGAAGGCGTCGATATTCTCGGAACAAAGCCGACCGAGCGCGTGCGCCAAGCGGTGGAACCGCGGGTTGCGGGGCTTGCGGAACTCGACAAACACCAGGTCGCCCGTTCTGAAGCCCTTGTCCCGAAGGCGGGCCCGGGCGCTCACGTCGGCCGGCACGAAGCCGCCCTTTTTGACTCGCAGCGGGAAACGCTCAGGGCGCCGGTGTCGACCCGTCATCTAAGCCTCTCCCTCACCGGTACCCATGCGCTCCGCATACCCTTTGACGCTGCCTTGGCGCCAAGTCGGGCGATAGTCGCTCTTAACCCTGACACCCTCCAGCCGGGTGATAGTCCCACCGCCAGCCAGGAAACGGTCGACATCGGCCGAAATCCGCTCGCGCTGTTGCTGCTTCACCTCGCTCATCGTCGGACCAATCATGCCGCGCACCGGCGTTCCCGATAGGACATCCAGTCAAACTCAAGCGCCCGGCCGCCGTTCTCCCGCATCCGGTCCACGGCCCGCTCGCCAATCCCCTTCTTCAGGTTGTTCGCCGGCATGTTTGTGCCCAAAACGGTCGGCAGGTTCTGCAGGTACCGGGCGTTGATGACCTTGTAGGCCACCGTCAACTCGAAGTCGCTGAAACTCTGCATCCCAACCTCATCGATGACCAAAAGCCGGTACTTCGAAAATCGCTGGAGTAGATCACGCTCTTTGACGCCGGAATCTCGGTCAAAGGTCTCGCGGAACGACGTGATCAGCTCGTCGAAGTTGATGTAGAAACACGGCTGGGCCGTCTCATTGATCACCATCCGCAGCAGCGCGCAGCACAGGTGTGTTTTCCCGGCGCCGACGTTGCCGGTCAGGATCAGACACCGGCCGCCGTGGTCACGCCCCGAGATAATCCGGCCGTATTCCTGGATGGTCGCCAAGTGGCGTGCGGCCTTCTCGTTGACAGGCCGGTAGTTCTCGAAACGGGCATGCTCGAACTTCGGCCAGATGCCGGCATGGCCCTGGTAGTGATTGATTCGATCACGAGCCACTTCCGCCAGCCGGTTCTGCTCATCGTCCTCGCGGCGTTCCTCAAGCCGAGATTTCGCGCATTCAGGACAACCGCCCCAGCCGTGGCTTTCGGAATTGCCGTCAGCACTCCGCCGGCGGTACAGCACGTCCACGAAATCGCCGTGAAGTTCGCAGTGCCCCGGCCGCGTATCGATGCCACCGCACAGGCGCTCGATCACGCCCAGGTCGCCTCCCGCATCAGAAATTGGCTTCGCCATCTCGCACCTCCCGCTTCAGTCCTGCGCTGTAGTCGATATTCCCAAACCCGTTGTGCGGCGAGTTCGGCCCGGGATCCTCCGGCGGCGTCCACTCGTTCTCGTACTCGCACGACGTCCCGAAGAACCGCACCGCCTGCATGATGAATTCGGTGTTCTGCCGATTGGTCTGCCGGATGTAATTCGCGTAGCGGACCGTGCCGGCCAGGATGTCAGCCGGAGCGGCACCGTCCTTGACCCTGGCCCGCCAGGCGCGGAAGGCCTTGTTCTTGGGGTTGCTGCCCGGGCGCTTCGGGTATTTGCGCCAGACCAGCTCGAAGGCCTCCGGGTAGGTGTTCTTCCCTGACGGCTCCGGTGGCTCGGCTTCGAGCTCGGCCTGAGTGGGCGCATCGCTTGCCGATGTGCCAATAGTCTTTTCCAAGGAATCAGGATTCGGAGAATCAGGAATCAGAGAATCAGGGCGATTTCTACGCCCGCTGTTTTGTGGGTCTACGGTAGGTTCACCGTGATCTTTCGGTAGGTCTACCGTAGGTTCACGGTTACCGCCCTCGCCTTCCTCGTTCTTCTCACCGGAGCTATCAGGTTTATCCCCGGTATCCTCTCGCCCTCGCTTCGGTGAGCCCGAGGACTTCTCCGGTTCCTTCACGGCCGCGAAACCGTCCTTACCCGGTAGATCACTCTTCTTCTCCGAATGGTGCGGCGATTGATGCTCAGCAAACTTGCTGATCATCAGGACCTTTACGCCCTCACTTTCGTAACGCTCGAGAAACCCTCGGTCGATCAGCTCGTTCAGCCCGTCGTCGACGTCCACCGGATCCGCCGGGAAAAGCTCCATTTTGATCCGCTTCGGCCGGTCCTCCAGGCGCCCTTCCCGGTCCGCCAGCATGGGCAGGCCGATGAACAGCAGTCGGTATTCGTAAGGAAGGTCGACCAGGTCCTCATTCTTCCAGAACCCTGGTTTGATGTTGCGCGCTCGCATGGTGCCCTCTCCTACTGCTCAGCGATCGCCGAACGATCTTCGCCACCCAGCGCTTCCAGAAGAGCTGGAATCAGACGGGCCAGCTCCAATGTCATCAGGCTGAAGGAGGCATCGAACTTGGCGGCCATGTCGTCAGCGTCCACGGCGTCCAGCTTCTCCTGGAAGCTGTCGCCGAACTTGAGCTGGCGGAGGGCCATTTCGTCGTCGAGGATGAAGGACACGTTGTCCTCCCAGGTAAGCGCGACGCGATGGGCCAGCATGCCGGCAGACAGGTGGTTCCGTACTTCGTAGCTGAGCAGATCCAGACCGGCGCAGTTAACGCGGCCTGCATCCTCGCCAGTGTCCTGCAGGTTGCAGCGGCTGCCCAGGTTGAACGCCGCCGGCAGATCCACGGTCTCGCTGAGCCAGCCGGAGAAGGTGAATGTCGGCGCCTGCTCCAGCGCGGGCGGACGCACCGGCAGGGAGCCAATGGCCTTGCGCAGGGTGATGGCGATCTCTTCGGCCTGCTTGTCCGAGCCGGCGTCCACCACCATGAAACCGTCCTTCGGCGCCAGGTAGGCAAAGGTGCGCTTGGACTTGGTGAAAGCACGGGGCAGCAGCTCCTGGGTCAGCTGCTCCTTGATCTCGTCCTTCTCCTTGCGCGGCACCTTGCGCATCTGTTCGGCCTCGATCATCTCGACACGCTCGGTGACCGCCTCCTTGATCACAGCCGCCGGCAGCACGCGCTCTTCCTTGCGCAGGGCAATCAGGTGATAGCCGTTGGCGCTGTGCACCAGCTGCTGGCCATGACGACCCAGTGGCGCCACCCAGCCCTGCCGGAAAGACTCCTGCGGGCCGCACGGCTTGAAAGCGTCGTCCGCCAGCTTCGATTCCAGCTCTTCGACGTCGACGTTGAAGGGTTTGGTAAATCGGTAAATTCGTGCGTTGCGAAAAAGCATCATTTCCACCCTGTTCAGGTTGTTGGTGACTGGGCCGACCCGGCCCGCCTGGCGGCTATTTGCCGCTCTTGTTGAATAGACGTTTGGATATGCGTTTTTCAGGGAAAACCGGTTATCGCGACTCCAGCGCGATGCCTACGGTGACCCTCCCGCCATCTACCGGAGATTCACGGTGAACGACGGGGTGGATACGGAAGTGCTTGTCGTCGATATTCAACGCGTCCGCGATCCCATCTCGGCCGCTCTTGAAACTGGCGATGATGTTGTCGTCGTCCCGGCCTCGGCGGTCCGGCGGGAACACATCAATCATCAGGTGGACCAGGTGCCCTTCTGCCGCCAGCTTCCGCAGAGCAAACAGGTTCCAGTCACCGTCCTGGATGGCGTTCAGCGTCAGCGCCCAGCACTGACGGCGGTATTGCTTGGCCTTCCGGGACTTCGGCGCCCAGTGCAGCCGGGCGTTCGGGCTCAGCTGGCGGGGCGGATATGGCAGGTCAATGGTCCAGGGCTCGTTGCGGTTCATTCAGGCACCCGTACTGTTTATTTCCACACCCGGGGAAATCCCGGTATCTCCGCCAGCGAAAGAAGGTTCAATAGACCCATGTTCAAGCGGCAGCATCTGGTTTCTCGGGAGACGCTGTTTCGATCGAAGAGATGGTTTCGCGCAGAGCAGCCCAGTCGATGTCCGGGCGTAGTGACTCACAAGTCACCTCGCCACCGGACTCCTTCTGGATTCTCGCCGACAGCACGACTCCAAATTTCTGCCCCGTCGAAATCGCCTTCCGGAGATACCCGATAGTCGTGCCGCAGCGCCGGGCGAAAAACTCTCGCTCCCCGGTACTGTCCAGTGTTTCGTTGAGGTATCTGCGCAATGTATCCATGCACGCAATGTTTACCCACGGGTAACCATTTTGTCAACCCGGAGGACATTTACCAAGAAGTAACCGGCGCTTACCCTTCGAACATGGATATTCACGAAATCAGAAGGGCCAATTTGGCCAGACTCATCGACGAACGGTTCGGCGGTAAGCAAAGTGGTCTGGCGGATACCATCGACCGCCAGCGGGGCTATGTGTCTCGACTCCTGAAAGGCAGCAAGAACATAGGAGAGGGCTTTGCGCGGCACATAGAGAAGAGCGTCGGAATTCCACGCGGCTCACTGGACCAAGAGCGAAGCTTGCGCTTTGATAACGCACGCGTCGCGGAGTCACGTCCGAGCTATGGTGCTGCTGAGCTGACGAAATCGGGCGAAGACGAGCTGGAGTTCTTCGGGCGCATGGACGCCTGGGACAGTGATACACCGCTGGATGAGGACGAGGTCGAATTGCCGTTGTTCAGGGAGGTCGAGCTGGCTGCAGGCGCGGGCCAGACTCAGGTAATCGAGAACCACGGCGCCAAGCTACGGTTTGCCAAGTCCACCCTGGCCCGGGCCGGGGTACTCCAGGAGAACGCAGCGTGCGCCTTTGTCAGGGGCAACAGCATGGTGCCGGTAATGCCTGACGGGACGTGCATCGGGGTAAACACGGCGGACACCGCGGTCCGGGATGGCGAGATCTACGCGATAGACCACGATGGGATGCTGCGAGTGAAGTTCCTGCACCGCCGGCCAGGTGGCGGAATCAAGATCGTGAGCCAGAATGCTATGGAGCACCCCGCTGAGGAATACTCGGCTGACGACGTACAGGACAACAACATCCGAATCATCGGGCGAGTATTTTGGTGGTCAGTTTTGAGGTAACAATAAGGAGCGCTGTGTGTCTACGGAAGAAAGCGAAAAACAGGTAGAGCTTGGGGTTACAGATTACATAGTTTACGCCGGCGAGATTAGCAGAAATGGATACGACCAGATTTGCGACGTCCACAACGGAGAATTGCCGGAGACAGGTAATCAAAAGGCCGTTTTGATACTTTCAACGCTTGGCGGTGACCCAGACGCTGCCTTTCGGATATGTCGTTCTCTTCACCATCACTACCCTGACGGAATCACGGTGTTTATTCCTGGACTGTGCAAATCCGCCGGCACCCTTATCGCTATCGGCGCAAGTCAGGTTTGGATGTGTGATCGTGGTGAGCTCGGTCCTCTTGACGTGCAACTCGCAAAACCAGATGAACTTTTCGGTCGCAGCTCTGGTCTTGACCTTCCGCAGGCCATTGAGAACCTGCAAACTCAGGCCATACGCACTTTCCGAGAAAGTCTTCTCGATATTCGAATGGGCGGGAAACTTTCAACGAGTATGGCTGCCAAAATATCAACGGAGCTGACAACCGGACTTTTTCAGCCAATTTTTGGGCAGATTGACCCTACCAAGGTCGGAGAGACCCAAAGAGCGATGCTGATAGGCTATGATTATGGAGAACGCTTGAACAACAAGTTCAAGAATCTCAAGGGTGGAGCACTTCAGAAGCTCACCACTGGATACCCGTCACACAGTTTCGTCATTGACAGAAAGGAGGCTCGGGAACTCTTCCAAAAAGTTAATCGGCCTCCAGCTTGGTTACAAAATGCAGTGGATAGGGCCGCTAAGGCCATTGAGAATGCTACGCTTAGTATGGATAATCCGCTGGTCGTTAAATTACCTGCTTCCGAGATTGAACCCAGCGAAGAAGATGGCAAGGATGAGGAAGCTCAACAAGGGGTGGACAATGGCAAACCTTCAGGATCTTCAGGAGACAAAGAGTCAAGAAGCTCGTCGAAGCGATCGTCTTCAGGAAGAAAAACTGGCGCACGAACGACTAAAAGTGACGAAAAGCCTGATTGAGGGCATGTCCCGTATGCCAGCAAGCTCGTTGAAGAACAAATTTGCTTAAGTTGTTGCCCTCAAAGAAAGCCCGCCATCGTGCGGGCTTTTTTTTACCCGCAGTATCCGCTCACCTGCTCTCTGTAGCCAGCCGCTTCAGCATTGGAAAGCTTTAGACTGTACCCTTTCACTACACGCAAAAACCTGCTCACATACTGGCATTGCCCCGCCGGCGGCAGCCATTGATCCGGCCCTTTGGCGCCCTTCTGCCGGTTCAGGGATAGCTCCACGCTCCACAGGTTCACCAGGTCATTCGCGAACTGCTCGCGCCTCTCCCTGGACCACTGATCTGCGCCATGATCCCAGGCCCACTTGAGTGGCACGACGTGGTCGATATCGATCGCGGACGCGTCGTGGATCACCTTTCCGGTGAACGGCGAGATCCAGCGGCCGGCCACGACCCGACACTGCTTGTCGCTGGCATACCGCACCGGTGCGGTCGACTGCGCCGCCAGCGCCTCCATCCTGCTGTTCTGGCAATCCCCGTCTGCATCATCCCAACCATGACCGAACTGACTGCGTGAGTAGCCGCCCTGGCCTGTCTCGGCCCTGGCAACCTGCAGATTCTTCGGCAGGCGCCCGCCCGTGGCGACGCACGAGTCCAGAGAACTGAACGGCTCAAAGTTCTGGATGCGGTCGTAGTAGCTGCTGGCTGGTGGGTGGCAGATTCCTGATGACGTCTTTTTGACCACGTCAGCCTGGACTAAGCCCGCCTGCAAAAGACCAAAAACAGCGGCCAGTACCGCGAAAATCCTTACTTTCATATACCTCTCCCCAGTTGGCTCACCGCTTTATATCAGAACTTCTTTCGATATATCAGCCGGTTCCGTGTGTTTATTTGATGCTGAAGGTAAACAAAAACAAAAAGTTTACCTTTAGGTATTGACCCGAATGTTTACCTATGGGTAATCTTTACTCGTGTTTTGACGGACTGCAAACGCGGAGTGAAGGACATGGCACGGAAAACATACCAACGGCTGGAAGTTGAACTGGCGATGAAGGACGCGATGCCGAAGCGGCGCGCCGAGGTGTTCGTCAGGGCCGCCAGCGGGATGAGCGCGGCTGAAATCGCTGCGCAGATGGGCATCTCCGAGCGGACCGTCGAGTGGCACATGGACGAGATCAAGGGCCAGCTCTGCGCACTCAATGTGAAGGACGCCATCAGCCAGGGCTGGATGCACGGCCTGCTGAAAGCCAAAACCGCTATCCGTGCCTGTGCCCTCGTCCTGGCGCTGTTCAGCACTTACCAGATTGGACCGGCCAGAACGGTGCGCCCAGTCCGAACCACCGCCCGGACAGCCGTCTACATGCGGCTCGTTCGATCAGAAGCAGCCGCCTGACCGACCTCAAGGAGATAAACATGGCCCAGGTAACCCTGAATCTTCCGGATTCCACCAAGTACATGGACATCGCCGAGACGGTCCAGGCGCTGGCGGAAAAGCTGGACTGCGACATCCGGTACCGCGCCAGCCGGGAGTTCGTGCTGGTGCCGAAAGAGAAGCGCGCCGACGTCGTGCGGCTGCCGACTCGCCTGCGGGCAGTATCCAGCCCGGGGCCAAACGGGGCCGCGTGAGGACAGTGGGCCACCAGGTGCTGATGGCAAGGATCTACAACCACTCAGCAGTTCGGTGCCAGAGGCAAGGACGGATTCACAAGGCGAGCCGCCAGCGTCAACTGCGAACCGAGCGGATGGCGGCAGCCAGAGACATCAAGAACCGCGGGAGGGATGCGGCGTGAGTGTTCAATCAGAAATCAATCAGCTCATGGCCCAGGCCATCGATATGCACGACACCCGGCGGGCCAGCGTGTTCGTCAACTACTTCGGATTCGTGAATTGGCTCGAGGTCTACGTGCATCCGGCCGACCAGGTATACGGCGCCCAGCAGGAACGAGAAACGCTCTTGAGCGAGCGGGTCGACCTGGACGAAGAAGGCGCTGAGTCCGCAATCGAGAAGATCCGCCAGCGGATTGAGCAACTGGCCTTGCCGTTCCCTGACGTCAGCGAGGTCGGCCCGGAATGAAACACCTGGACCTCACCTGCCCCACCAGCTTCGCCGAGGCCTTCAACGGCCTCCCGGACTCCCCGGAGAAGCCAGCGGTTTATCGGCTGGCCAATGGCAAGCACGTCGATATCGCCTACGTCCGCAGGGACGGCAGCGCGGTCACTGTGACGGGCGACTGGCTGGGTTCTGAAACTATGCGGAAAGCGGAGAAGTTGGGATGAGCTTTACGCCGTCATACAGCGTTCTGATCGGCGACTGCACTGAGACGTTGCAGCAGCTTGGCGATCAGTCCGTGCACTGCTGCGTGACCAGCCCGCCCTATTTCGGCCTGCGCGACTACGGCCATGAAGGGCAAATCGGGCTTGAGGATACGCCGGATGAGTACGTGGCACGGCTGGTTGAGGTGTTCCGGGAGGTGCGGCGGGTGCTGCGCGACGACGGAACGTTGTGGCTGAATCTGGGGGATAGCTATGCGCGCAGCCCCGCCAAGGGGCAGCACAAGTCGGGCCAGAGCGGCGATAAGAACGCCTATGTTTATGATCGAGGCAATGGTCGAGCGTCAGCGACCTTTCTGGGCGATGGGCTGAAAGAGAAGGATATCATTGGCGTCCCCTGGCGTGTCGCCTTCGCGCTCCAAGCGGACGGATGGTATCTGCGCCAGGACATCATCTGGCACAAGCCTAACCCCATGCCAGAGAGCGTTCGGGACCGCTGCACCAAGTCCCATGAATATTTGTTCCTGCTGTCCAAGTCGCCCCGTTACAGCTACGACGCTAACGCCATTAAGGAACCCGCCATTTACGGCGCCAAGGGCTCCGAGTTCCACACGGGAAAGACTGGAGAGCACCAACTGGGACGGGCGCAGAAGGTTCGTCCATCCATTTCTAAAGGTGGTTTCGCCGGCAAGACCGAAGCGCTGGCTTCCACTGGGCAGAACGCCTTTCGAGCGATCACAGATATGCGCAACAGACGGAGCGTCTGGACCGTGAGCTCTAAACCATACGCCGGCGCCCACTTCGCAACTTTCCCGCCTGGCCTCGTAGAGCCCTGCATTCTTGCTGGCTGCCCGAAAGGCGGAACCGTGCTCGATCCGTTCGGAGGTAGCGGGACCACCGCGGGCGTCGCAATGAGCCTGCACCGCAATTCGATTCTATGTGAAATCAATCCGGAATACGCAGACCTGGTGCATGAGCGCGTTTTGGAACTCTCAGGCGTTCAGCACGACATGTTCGGCAAGTTCGTGGAGGTAGCTGGCTAATGTTCGTCGTCACCGAGAAAACCGTCGAGGTGCTGCGCTGGTGCAAGGCTCAAGGCATGCGCCTCAACGCCGCCTGCGACTACCTGGACTGGAGCCGTGCCCATCTCCGCAACTGCGCCATCCGGGACGGCTACTGGGACGAGATCAGCGCGATGTTCCCGGCCGGTGGCAGCGAGCCAGGGCGCGATCAGGGCGGGATGCGAAAGGCAACGGTACTGAACTTTGAGCAGCCGGCCGCTAGCCGGTGGCTGACTACGGCATGGAGGAAGACGGCATGAACGCAGATGAACTACAGAAATTCTGCGCCAAGCAGGATATCCGTGAATGGCTCCTGCGACCTTTCCGGGTGGGCAGCGACCTGTGCGCATCAAATGGCCACGCTTTCTGCCTTCTCCGGGACCAAGCAAGGGAGGACTACGAAGAGGCTGACAACCGGCACCTTCTAGCGCTCATCGGAAAAGTGCGCTCTTCAAGAATGGCACCCATAACCGCCACGGAAATAAGCGCTCCAGAGCACTGCAAAGCTTGTAAGGGATCTGGGAAAGCGGTGTTCGAGAAATGCCGCGAGTGCGAAGGCGAAGGCGAGGTGGACGCCGAGACGGATTACAACACCTATTTCGGCCTTGAGTGTAAAAGCTGCGGGGGCGATTGCGGGACATGGAACAGAAACGCCGAGGGCGAATGTCCGGAATGCGACGGCTCGGGAAACAAGCCAGAGACGGAGGTGGTTTGGCTCAATGATCACGAGCTCGGAATCCAGAAGAGGTACTTCGCCCTCATCAAAGATCTTCCCGGTCTGAATGTCGGCTCCGAGGTAACCGGTACGGGCCACGCCGTCACTTTCCGTTTTGACCACGGAGAAGGCGCAATCATGACCATCAACAAACCTCGGGCGGTAGTCGCATGACAACGATCCAGCAAATGAACATGTCGTTCATCGACATTCCGCCAGCGCCAAAGAGCGAGCGGACGGATGACGTCGATCTGCCAGACGTGGACCGCGTGGTCCACCGGATCGGCGGCATTCATGCCCACCAGAGCCTGACCTGGCTGGAGATCTCCACCTGCTGGCGACCGTTCAAGGAAACGGGGCACCGGGAGCGGGCGTTCTGGTCGCTCAAGAGGCTGGGCAAAGCGATCGACCAGGCGGTTGCTGATGGCCTGATCGAAGACGCAGACGGCAGTGACTGTGAGTGGCGCCTGACTGCGGACGGTGTTCGCCACTTCCGGGAGATTCGGACATGACCCGCCATCGCCGCAAAGGCCACAACCGCCAGAAGCGGTCCCAGCGATTCATGGCCGGGGCCCGGGTCTGGACCTGGGAAGCGGGCGTCGATCGAAACGGCGACCAGATTGCCCACGCCTACGCCCGGACACCGTTCGGATACGCGCCCATGCCCCGGGATCTGGCGCAGAAGCTGATGGAGGGCATTCACAACTGGCGCGTCTGCGTCCGGGCCGTGTGCCTGTCGCCGGATGACGAAACCTATTTCGAGACGGCCTATTTCACCGTCCGCCAGCAGCGCCTGAGCGCGTTTAGCGGCACTTACATGGATCTCCGACTCCAGGTGCTGGACGCCGTGAACATTCGCCACGTCGTGGACCTGGGCTGGATCTGCCAGCCCTTCTACGGCGAGGACACCGCAGACAGTGACGAACGCTGGTACCGGTACGGCACCGGTGATCTGACCGAAGAGCGTCGCCAGCTCTGGCGCCAGCGCAACGAGGACATTCTGAAGGAGGTACGGGCAGCATGAACCAGGTAAAGGAACGGCCCATTCTGATGAATGGCGAAATGGTGCGAGCAGTTCTTGAGGGCCGGAAGACGCAGACGCGCCGAATACTGAAGCCACAGCCTTGGGAAGAATACGGTTCGCTTCTCGGACCGTCCATGTACGCGCCTACGGTTATTGATCAACACGGATGCGAGCATCCCGGCCTGGAGGTCTATGGAGCGTACACCGAGGACGGAGAGTTTGCGGTGAAATGCCCCTACGGCAAACCCGGCGATCGGCTGTGGGTGCGGGAGGCGTTTCGCAGCCGCCGAGTAGATAACCTGCCGGGCGACGTCGCATATCGGGCAGATCACCCGGGCGCGAAGACGGTACCTAACAGCTACGGCCACTCTTGGAAGCCTTCCATCCACATGCCCCGCTGGGCCAGCCGGATCACCCTGGAGATTACCGATGTGCGGGTGGAGCGGCTGCAAGACATCACTGAATCAGATTGCGACGCCGAAGGCTTGGCTCCTTTTGAGATGGAGATGATTCCACATTTCAAGTTGCTCTGGGAATCCATAAACGGTGCTGGCTCATGGGACGCCAACCCCTGGGTCTGGGTAATCGAGTTCCGCCGCGTTGAGCAGGAGGTGAAGGCAGCATGATTCCGAAACACAGCGAGATCCGGCCAGCCGTCCGCGGCAAAAGCGACTTCTACAGCTGGCAGCTGTTCCGGTGGATGCGTGAAAAGCCGTGGCTTGGCCAGGTCTACGCCGGAACCTGGAACACCTTCAATGGCGTGGACCGAGAGAACCCGGTTCTCTACATCGGCCTGATGGACGACGAAGGCTGGTTCCACGGGAAGCGGCTGCGCGCCCTCTGCACTCACCGAGAGAGCCTGCAGAGCTGGGCGTTCGGCCCGGCACACGACACTGCGCACTGGAAAGACGTCACCGCCGACTTCTGGGCCGACTACCTGCAGCGTGGTGTGTGTGCCATCCACGGCGACTTTGCGCACAACTGGCAGTACCTGTCCGCCGACCACCGCCGGTGCCACTACTGCGGCAAGGAAGAGATCGAGCAGACCGTTTACACGTCGCTGAAGGTTTGGGAGGCCAAAGCAGCATGACCCCGACCTACGAAATCAGCACAGACCCCGTGGCCAACTACGAAACCATGGCCGAGGACCAGCGGGCCGAAGACGAACAGCGCGACCGGTACAGCAACAAGCTGACTGTGCGCAATGGGGAGATTGTGGAGGTGGATTGTGAGTGATTTGAGAGATCTGATCGGTGAATACTGGGATCTTGCATATCGCGAAGGAGAGAAGGGTCTGAATTACGATTTTTGCGGGCTGGCTCAGGATAAGTGGGCGGAAATAGACGGGGCGATCTGTGAACTTGAATCCCGCGCCCAGTCCGAGGCGGTGCGAGTGCCGGATGAGACGACCGAGCTTCTGGACAAAGCCGCCGCCCTGTTGGGGATGCTTCGCGCTGTATACCTGGGCTCCGATGATTCCTGTTGCGACGAAGACGACGTCGAGTTTTACCGGGATATAAAAGGCACCGAACATCGCCTTCGTGACGCCGCTGAAAATATCCAACACCCCGAGCAAGGGCGGGAGGCGCGTGACCGCCCCGGGCTTCTCGATAGTTCTGCCGCGAAAGACGCGTTCGAGGAATTCGTATCCGCCTGGTTCAGAGAGAACCCAACTGACGCGAGAGACCGCGCTGTTTTGGCCACTGAGGATGACGGCGCGTATCTCGACGAGAGGGTTGATTTCGCGTGGGAGGCTGTCTGGCATTTCACGTTTAACGCCCCACCCACAGACGCCGACTGAAGCAGGAGTTCATAAATGATTGACTTGACTGGATGTATCGATCTGGATGACGTGCCTCTCTGCCCGCTGTGCGATCAGCCAATATTCAATTACGAAGACTCCATAGATATCACTGCTGGTGGGGTTAAAGCTATGGCGCATCTGGGTTGCACTCAGGAAGAACTCAATAGCGCCGACTGAAGCCACCAGATGGAGGATGGAGTGATGCAAGAAGCACCGGAAATTCTGTACCTGGTCCCGGGTGAAACGTGGGACAGCAAAGAAGGGCTGTGCTGGTGTGATTGCCCCGCCCCGAGCGAAGGGATGGACCCGGCCGATGCGACGAAGTACGTGCGGGAGGACGTGTATCAGGCTCTCGAATCCCATCTTGTGGCGATGAGGGAGGCGCTAAATGATCAGCTGAACGACTGCATAAATTTTGATGGCTGGAAGCTAACAAATTCGATAATGAGATCCTCACGGGAGGCGCTGGACTCCACTCAATTGACTGCTGACCGCGCGGTTGCCGAGATTAAATTATCGCTGTTAAGAGCAATACAGATTGAGATTGGCATTAAGTGCGATACCGATCCATCAGAAGTCATACGCGAAAGGATCCAACAACTGCGCGGAGGTGGGGAGTGATGTACGAAAAGATGGCGCAAAGCCACCCCAGCCTACAGCGCGGAATGGTCTGGTGCACAGTTTGCGGCCGGTCTGAAAGCGTTCGATCAGCCGGTGCTTTGCAGCATGGCTGGCCGAAGTGCTGCGGCTACACGATGACCATTGATTCGCCGGAAGAGCGGGCAGAGTTTCAGAAGCGGAGGAAGTGATGGTCGATATCTACCGGCTGTGCCCTGCATGCAAGATTAAATGGGATCGAGAGCAAGGACAGGATTGCCCGAAGTGCAGAAACCATGCGTTCTTCACGATGAACCACAACGATATCGGGTGCTGCATGTATCTAAAAGAGCAAGGCCTCAAGCTGAGCGACTTTGAAGACTGGAATCCGGAGGTGGCCAATGGGTGATGCAGTGAAGGCGTTCAGAACCCAGATTCCGAGCCTGGGCGGTGATGGCGGCATCGTCATGGAAAGCGGTGCAGGTAAGGCCCGATATGCGGCCTACCTCAGCGCCAGCGATGTCTATGACGGGATCAGCTTGACCGAGATTCGGGTGAAGCGGGCGCCTGAGTTTGATGGCGCGGTCACGGTTGACGGGTCTCCGATGGCTCAGGGCCAGTGTTACTGCCCCGAATACCTGCGGCAGAAGTGAGAGCGGAGTGGTGATATGGCAGATCAAGTGATGGCGCTGTCAGCGCTGCAACCGAAGATTCCAAACAACCCGGCTTGGCGCCCGATGGCTTACGAATCCAACACCGGATATCCGGCCGTGGCTTTTTACCACAAGGCGCTGGGCTTGTATGTGATCAGCGGGCTGGAGGTGCCAGAGGCAGAGATCGGGCCGGAGTACCACATATCGATCAGCAAGAGCGGGCGTAACGGTCCGCGCCGGTGCTCTGCCGCCGAGGCGGCCATGGTGCTGAAGCAGTTCGACGCCGAGGGCGCCACCGAGGACAACCACAGCAGCGTGATTCGCAGCTTCTGGCTGCCGGTCAATGAATCGCTGATCGGTCACGAGTGCGACTGTAAGGACGAAGAGGCAGCCATCAAGGAAGGCGATTTCGAATGGCGACCGCTGACCCAGGGCAATGCAGATCGGGCGAAGCGGATGCGGGAGCAGAGCGAGGCCGACAATGGGTGACGCAGCAAAAGACCTGGACCGGATCGTCATCGACCCTGAGAGCCTGGACTGGTGGCCGCACAAGGAGTTCTGCAAGCTCTACAACAAGGGCGAGCAGTGGGCGTGGGGCAAAATCAAGGAAGGCAAGTGGATCGAGGGCGAGCAGTACGTCTATGATCCTGACGGTCAAATTTGGGTTTCAATCGTAGGGTTCAAAAAATGGCTACTAAGCAGTTCCCAACAGGGGTCCGTCCGCATGGTCAAGGCATCAAAATCCGATTTAGCTGGGACGGAGAGCGACACGAACCGCTCTGGCAAAGAAAGCCGACGCAAGCGAACCTCGCGGCGGCCGGTCGTCTTCGATCTGAAATAGTCGCCAAGGCCAGGCACGGCACCCTCACCTGGACGGAACTGGCCGAGCACTTCCCCCAGTACGTCAAGGGTGAGATGGTCGCCAGCAAGGTGCCGCTGTTCGGCGAGATGGCGCAGGCCTACCTGAACACCGTGGAGGTCTCGAAGAACACCCGGGAAGAGTACCGCAAGATCCTGATGAAGCGATGGCAGCCGCTATTTGCCAACCGCCCGATTGACTCATTCAGCGCCTCTGAGCTGAAGGTCGAGGTGTCGAAAATCGAATGGTCGTCAGCCAAGACGCGGAACAACGCCCTCATCCCGTTGCGCGGTGTGTTCGAGCTGGCTGTGGATGACGAGGTGATCGACCGGAACCCCGCCGACAGGCTGAAGAACCTGAAGCACCAGAAGCCACCGGTTGACCCGTTTGACGAGGCAGAGGCCGACGAGATCATTGATTACCTGTATCGCCGCTACCCGGGCGCTGATGCCGTCTACGCCGCGTATTTCGAATTTGCATTCTGGACCGGCATGCGAACATCCGAAATGCTGGCATTGACCTGGGGCGACCTGGACTTGAGGAAAGGAGTGGCACTGGTTTCAAAGGCGCAATCCAAGGGTTTGCTCAATGCCCGGACCAAGACCGGCGCGGCCCGCGAGGTGCTGTTGAGCCCGCGAGCCAAGGCGGCCCTGAAAAAGGTGAAGCCCCTCACCTATCTGGCTGGTGGCCACGTCTTCCGCAGTCCGCGCACCAATGAGTCATGGAAGACGGACAGGGGCCCCAGGATTGTGTTCACCGCGGCGCTGAAGAAGCTGGGCATCCGGCACAGGAAGGCGTACAACACGCGCCACACCTACGCCACCATCTGCCTGATGGCGGGCATGAACCCGGCTTTCGTGGCGTCTCAGCTCGGGCACAGCATTACGATGCTGCTGACCACCTACGCCAAGTGGATTCACGGCGAGGCCAGCCAGCGCGAATTGGACAAATTGGGACAAAACAGGGACAAACAGAAATCAGCGGATAGCAAATAG